AGGTCGGCGACAGAGACGCGCCGCCCGAACAGTCCCCCGAAGTATTGAGCCTGATGGCGCGGGTGGCCGTGGAGAAGGGGGCGCAATACCGCGAAGCCGAAACCGTGAATTTGGAAACCGTGCCGAAGCTGTTTGAGCGTCAGGCCAATATCCCGTTCGACCTGCAACGGGATGCCTATTACGCCGTAACGGTGCGGCACGGGAAAATTTACCGCCATTCCCTAAGCTACGCCTTGATGCCGCATGAAGACAGCATGATTCCATGCCTCGCGCATCAGGCTTGATGGGATGGGGGGGGGGGTTAATCCCCCTTATCAAATTTTCAGACGGCCTGTTGTTTTTTCCGGCAATAGGTGTATAATTTGAATCGTTACCCCTGCGGGGCTTTTCGCACGCCCAAAGGATATGAATTTTTAAGCCCGTACATGACAATGTGCGGGTTTTGTCGTTTTCGGAATAGCAAAACTCATAAAGGTAGGTGAGAAGATGAATGTTGAAGATGCAGGTGTTGTCGGCAAACGTTTGGCTAATGCTTTAGCTAATGCCGCTTTGATTTTTGCCATATTGACGGGATCCGCCGCTGTCTTGGCAGCCATAGCGCAGTTTTTCAAATAGGCGGAATGCCGGTTTCGGGCGGTTTTTTTGCGTTTCAGGCAGCCTTAAATCGCGTAGATACCGAGCCGCTTTGCGGTGGGTGTGCCGCAGTAAATCAGCCCCGTGCTTTCGAGCCGGGGCTTTTTTATTGGAGAATGTAAGTGAACAAAAGCCTGTATATCCCTTTTGAAGGGGCGAGACTGATTGCCGCCGAGTATGACGGCCAAGTGTATGTGGCTATGCGCCCGATTGTGGAAGCCTTGCAAATGAGCTGGCCGACGCAACGAAACAAACTACAAAAAAACGTTAAGAAATATGGCTGTATTCTTATGAATACTCCCACTTCCAGCGAGATGCAGGAAATGCTCTATATCCCGCTGAAGAAGCTGAACGGCTGGCTGTTCAGTATCAATGCCGCCAAAGTCCGCGCCGATTTGCGGACGCTCCCAATCGCCAGAGGGTCGCGCCTCAGTTTCCTAATGTCGTGTCCTAGCCCCGCGCCTGATTGGTGCGGGGATTTTTTTGGAGGTTCGATATGAGCGATAAGAAACGCCCCGTCGGGCGTCCGACAGAATATAACCAAGAGATAGCTGAAAAAATATGTGAACAGTTGTCTAATGGTATGAGTTTGCGGGCTATTTGCACGGCCAGTGGAACGCCTGCTAGGGGCACGGTTTATCGCTGGCTTAATGAACACATTGATTTTCAAGACCAATACGCGCGCGCAAGAGATAAGCAGGCAGACTATTTCGCCGAAGAGATTATCGAGATTGCTGATAGTGTAGAAGCGGAAAGCGCGTCAGTGGCAAAAGCCAAATTGCAGATAGATGCCCGCAAATGGGCGGCTTCAAAGATTGCGCCGAAGAAGTACGGCGACAAGTCGGAGCTTGACGTTAAATCAAGTGATGGCAGTATGACGCCAACTGTGCGCCTAGATGCTGAAGAATACCGCAAGATAGCGAAAGAGGTTTTGGAAAAGGTGTAGCATGAAATGCTAATTCATTGAATGGATATGATGCCATTTTTAATTAACCTTCCAAAGGAATTTGAAATAAAATGGCATTTGGACAATTCAGTAAAGAAGAAATCTCGGTTATCCGCGATTTAAGTTCAATCAATCTGTATATGTTCACGCGTTGGATGTTTTACCAAAGGCGCGGGTATATTTGGCAAAGGGCACGGCATCACGCCCTAATCTGCGATGCGCTTGAGCGTGTTTTCAACGGCGAAACGAAGCGTCTGATTATCAATATTCCGCCGCGATACTCGAAAACCGAGATTGCGGTAGTGAACTTTATCGCATGGGCGATGGGGCGCGTGCCGGATTGCGAGTTTATCCACGCAAGCTATTCGGCAACGCTGGCCGTAAGCAACTCCGTACAGATTCGGAATCTTGTGCAGCACGAAGAGTATCGGGCGATATTCCCCGGCGTGGAGCTTGCAAGCGAGAGCAGCCATCATTGGAAGACGACGGCTGGCGGTGTGATGTATGCAACAGGCACAGGCGGCACGATTACGGGCTTTGGTGCAGGTAAGCACCGCGAAGGTTTTGGAGGAGCGCTGATACTTGACGACCTCCATAAGGCTGATGAAGCGCGAAGCGAGGTTAGACGGCAAAACGTTATCGACTGGTTTCAAAACACGCTGGAATCACGGAAGAACAGCCCCGATACGCCGATTGTCGTGATTATGCAAAGGTTGCATGAAAACGATATTGCGGGCTGGCTGCTTGACGGCGGCAACGGCGAAGAATGGGAGCATTTGTGCTTACCTGCGATTGAAGACGACGGCACGGCCTTATGGCCTGAAAAACATGATATTGAGACCTTGAGGCGCATGGAACAGGCCGCGCCGTATGTCTTCGCCGGTCAGTATTTGCAAAGGCCTGCGCCGCCTGACGGTGGTACGTTCAAGCCTGACAATCTGCAATTTGTGAAAGCCTTGCCCGCAGGGAATATCCGATGGATCCGCGCGTGGGATTTGGCTTCGACCGCAAACGACGGTGACTACACCGCAGGCGGCAGGTTGGGCGTTACCGAAGACGGGCGGTACATCATTGCCAACATTGTGCGCGGCCAATATGGCGCAGACGAAAGGGACAGGATATTGCGCAACACAGCGCAGAAAGACGGCGTGAAAACGAAAATATCTATCCCGCAAGACCCCGGGCAGGCGGGTAAGTCGCAAACCCTGTATCTAACCCGCCAACTGGCGGGTTTTTCTGTAACCTCAAGCCCCGAATCGGGCGACAAGGTTACACGCGCCGAACCGTTTGCGGCACAGGTCAATATCGGCAATGTGATGGTGTTGGATGACGGTACATGGGATACGGATGCGCTGATCGCGGAAATGCGGATGTTTCCGAACGGGCAGCATGACGACCAAATCGACTGTTTGAGCCGGGCATTTAACGAATTGATGGTCAAGCGTGGAGAGTTGGCGCGTGTCGGCTTCAGGCTGTGAGGCCGTCTGAAAGGTGTGATTTATGGGTGTTTCAAGTAAAACCGCCGCTGTGGCCAAGATGCACGGCCACGGCGTGATGATTGACGCGCTGTTGGGCGGTACGGAGGCAATGCGGGCGGCAGGCAAGGCGTATCTTCCGCAATGGCCGCAGGAAGAAGACGACGGCTATCAGGTGCGGTTGGGTACGTCTACGCTTCTGCCGGTTCTAAAGGAAACCATCGGCCAGATGGTCGGGCGGGTTTTCTTCCGCGATATAGGCACGGATAAGGTTTCAGACGGCCTGAAAGACTACCTGCAAAACTTCGACCTGCAAAATAACGCCCTGAATGTGTTTTGTGCCGCATGGTTTGCCGATGCGCTGGCCAAAGGTGCCAGTTATGTGCTGGTGGACTACCCGGACGGCAAGGCAAGGACGAAGGCGGAGGAAAAGGCGTTGGGCTTGCGGCCTTACGCGGTGCTTGTCCGCAATTCGGATGTGTTGGGCTTCCGTTATGAGATGCGGCAGGGGCGGCCTGTCTGTACGCAGTTCCGATACCGTCAGGCGGTTACGGAATATGACGGCGATTTCGGCGAACGGACGGTAGAGCAAATCAATGTACATGAGGCAGGCCGCGTCAGGCGTTACCGCATGGACAAAGACGGCAAGTGGTTGATTCACAGCGAGGCCGACCAGTCGCGCAATGGCGAGCCGCTGGGGTTTGTCCCGGTGGTTGATTTGGTGTTGGAAAAGACGGGCTTTTTCGCAGGCCGTCCGCCGCTGATGGAGCTTGCCTATTTGAATGTGAAGCATTGGCAAAGCCAGTCCGACCAAGACAACATCGTTCATTATGTGCGCGTCCCGCTGTTGCAGTATCGCGGCAGCGAGGATGTGCAGAATGTGGTGGCCGCTGCGGGCAATATGATCAGCGTCGGCGCGGACGGCGAGTTGAATTACGTCGAGCATTCGGGGGCGGCCATTTCCGCAGGCGTTACGGCAATCGAGAAGCTGGAAACGGACATGCAGGCGGCCGGCGCGAAGCTGCTGACGCGAACCAAGCTGGCCTTGACCGAAAGTCAGGCGCGTGATGAGGCGGGGCGTGAAATCAGCCTGCTGCGCCATTACGCCAACCTGTTGGAAGACGCAATCGGCCGCGTGCTGGACATGATGGCGGCGTGGCACGGGTTGGATGACGGCGGCGCGGTGGAAATATCGGGCAGCATAGACGACAACGGCAACCCCGAATCGAGCGTAGACGTGCTGGTACGCATGAACGCGGCGGGCGTTTTGAGTAATGAAACGTTGTTCGAGGAGGCCAAACGGCGCGGCCTGCTGTCGGATTATCTGAAATGGGAAGATGAGGCGGCACGGCTGGACAGCCAGTCGGCGGCGGGGTTGGACTTTAGCGGCAAGCGGGACGAAGAAAGGCCGTCTGAATGAATATCGACGAGCAGGCAATACATGACCTTCTGACGCGGCAGATTGATTTGATGCGCTTCGAGCGTTCGGTCGCCCGTGATGCGCTGCGGCAGTTGGAAAGGATGCGGGAGGAAGTTGAAGCGAATCTGCGCCGCCGTGAGTTGTCTGCATTGAACCGTCGGGATTTGGAAAGGCTGTTGTTTGAAATCGACGCGGTGCTGGCGCATTACTACGGCCTGATTGGCGGGATGGTGCAGGAAGCGCAAACCGAGGTAGTGGCAGACGAGCATGAGTGGCTGTTGTGGTGGCTGGGCGGCTTGTCGGCGGCGTATGTGCTTGATGGCGCGGTAAAGCCGTTGCCTGCCGCAAGGCTGGCCGATTTGTCCGCGCACGCACTGGTCGGCGGCCTTACCTTATCCGAGGCAGTAACGGCGCAACGGCGCGGGCTGTTTGATGTTTTGAAGCGCACGGTACGGCTGGCGGCGGTAGACGGGGCATCCTTTGACGATGTGGCCGATGTGTTCAAACGGCAGGCCGCACAGCTTCGGACGCTGACGCGGACATGGGCGGGAAGCATCCAAGGGGCGGTGCATTACGCTTTCGGCAGCATCAACCCGCTGGTTAAAGGTTGGCGTCATGTGGCGGTGTTTGACGGCCATACCAGCGGCATGTGTACGGCGCGGCACGGGCTGGTGTGGGATAAGAAAAAACAGCCTGTCGGCCATGCCTACCCGTTCAGACGGCCTCCGCTGCATCCGAATTGCCGTTCGCGGCTGGCATTCGTGTTTGATTTGGCCGCGCCGTTTCACGGCATAACCGGGGAAGATTGGGTAAAAGGCCGCACGTTGCCGCAATTGCAGGAGCAGTTCGGCCACGGCATCGGACAGATGTTGCACGAAGGCGAAATATCGCTTGCCGATGCGGTCAGGTCGGACGGGCTGGCATCGGTAACGCTGGCCGAACTGAAGCAGAAAACCTATGCGAAAATGTCAGACGATTTGCGAAACAAGTTGGCAAATCGTAGAATCATCAATATGAATGTGTCTAGGGTTGGTATGCGCTCCGATTGGAATAATTTCCCCGATGTGGTGCTGATGCATAGCAAAAGCACGATTTCGGGGCATTCTCTCTATCAGGCGGCCAAGGGTGGGGATTTGAGTGCGGCGGTGGCCTTGGTTGACGACTATCTGAATGACGGTGCGTTGAATGAGATTGGGAAATTACTTGCCCCGCATGAAAATGTGCGGCTACTTCCTGTCCATGCGGTAGAAATGAGTGGGCGCAATAAGCTGCCGGCTGCTTATGCGGCGTGGTTGGAGCAGGCTTTCGGACTGCCGATAGAATACGGCATCGTGCAGGCCGACAAGGTTGGTCGAACCGGTGCGGACGGCTTCGAACGCTTGGCCAAATCGGTGCGTTTTGACGGTGAGGTTGTGGCCGGGCAGAAATACTTGCTGATTGATGATGCCGTTACCCAAGGCGGAACCATTGCCGATTTACGGGGGTATATCGAAAGTTCCGGCGGTATTGTGGTGGGTGTAACCGCCTTGATGGGTAAGCCGCACTCTGCTAGACTGGCGATTACTAAACCTACTTTAGGCCAGCTGCGCAAATCCCTTGGCAGGGACTTTGAAGCGTGGTGGCAGGAGCAATTTGGCTATGACTTCTCAAAACTCACAGAATCAGAAGCACGGTACATCAACAAACAGATCACCCGTTCAGGCGTTGACGCCGTCCGAGATACAATCATTGCGCGAAGACTTGAAACAGTCGGTCATTCAGGCTCGTAAAATTATCGCCGATATAATGGCAAAACGCAGTGCTTAACCGATAAAACCACTCCAAACAACGGGGTGGTTTTTTATTATCCCTTTTTGGGGTTTGCGGCCGTTTTAATTTCCTTGAATCGCAGGGGGTTAAAACGGTTTTTTGTTGCCCGCCGTATCGATATTTGGGGGTGTTTGG